TTAAAAACACTATACCTGTCAACACTTATTTTAATTACTTGTTGAATACTACATTCTATGATTATATTACCGCCATGGAATTAGAACCTCGTATAGAAGTACTTGATTTAGGACCTGCGATAGATTATTTAAAGAGTCTATCAAAGAAGTTCATTGATACTGGTGACCACCAATACATGATGGAAATACTAATGGTCATAGATGAGATGGATACCCCGGTATTAATAGACTTTGTTGCTGGTCCTAACCCTGAGATTGAAGCTCAAGCTTAATGTATCTTAAGACAATCAAAGGCGTAGATTATCATTTATTTGATAATGAGCAAGAGTTTCGTAAAAAATACCCCAAAGAAAAGATTAACACTGACTGGCGCACTGCAGAAGAAGGCGAATGGACCATTACTGACGATGGACAGATACTTAGTATAATCAAAAAAAGCACTATCAATAGCACTGCTTATAAAGGCAAACAGACAGTTGTTAAAACATTACTAGGTCTCAAGTATACAAATGGTAAGCAAAAGCTAGAAGGAGACCCTGCTAAGGATATTAACCGTTTTGGTAGTGGTAGACATAAATATATAACTGAAAAAGAAAGATACTTTGCCAAGTTAGTTGCGCAGGGTGTAGACAAAAAGGATGCATATATACATTCGTTTGATACTAACAACGAGGAATATGCTCTTGAAAGGGCGAGGATACTATTAAGACAAAAGAGGATTAGAACATTGGTCAATAAAGAAATCGAAGAAATATTAGATGACCTTGGTATCAGTAAGACATATCTACTAGAACAAGCAAAAGATATAGTAGACAAGAAAGATGCTAGGGATTCTGATAAACTAAGAGCACTAGAAACACTAATGAAGATAGCAGGACTATTGTCTACAGAAAAGAAAACAGAATCATTAGCATTGATACAGGAGTTCAAAGGTTTTTCTAGGGATAAGTTAAAAGCATTTGAAACCGGACTATTAGAAGGAAGTGCTTCTCAATAGATACTGGTGTTACCCTAAACAAGTTAAATGGGGTAATATAACCTATAACATACGATTAGAGGTACAACATGGCAGTTAAAAGAGTAAAAGCCCCCGCTGGTCATCACTGGATGAAGAAAGGCAAGAACCAGTACAAGCTTATGAAACATAGTGGCAAGTTTGTAAAACACAAAGGTGCAAGCCTTACTGCTTCTTTTGAAGTACAAAAAGTACACAAAGCTAAAAAGTAATGGCTAGAAAATTTAAAAAAGTACCTAAGACTAAAAGAGGCGTACCTAAAAAGTACGTTAGAGGTGCTAAAAGCCCTTCTGCCCAAGAATCTGAGATTATTGAGACTAGAAAGCTGTATGCTGCTGGTCAACTAACTCCAGCTATGATGGACAGAATATCTAAAGAAAGGAGTCAAAGTGCCCGCAAAAAGAAAAAGCGCAAGACCAAAAGCAAAAACTCCAAGCGGTAAAGCTGGAGTCGTAGCAAAATATTCTAAAAGCTCAGGTATATCTAAGTCTACCCTAAACAAGGTCTACTCTCGTGGTTTGGGGGCGTACTATTCGCAGGGTAGTAGACCCGGTGTTTCCGCACATCAATGGGCTGCTGGTAGAGTAAGAAGCTTTGCAACTGGCAAGGGTGGAGCAAGAAAAGCAGATTCAGACCTTATCCGTGGTGGTAAAAAGAAAAAGACTACGACCAGACGCAAAAAGCGATGAGAAAAAGAAAAGACCCTAAAAAGGGCACCGGTAAGAAACCAAAGGGCTCAGGTCGTAGACTATATACCGATGAGAACCCCAAGGATACCGTTAGAATCAAATATGCTACTCCAGCTGATGCTAGAGCTACCGTAGCAAAAGTAAAGCGCATTAAGAAGCCATTTGCTAGGAAAATTCAAATATTAACTGTTATGGAACAAAGGGCTAAGGTAGCCGGTAAAACAACTCAGGCTAATATAGCCAAAGCAGGTAAAGTAGCGATAAGGAAATCACATGGCAAGAAAAAAAGACCCTAGACTTGCAAGAGCAGGGGTAACTGGATTTAACAAACCCAAGAGAACACCCGGTCATCCCACCAAATCACACATAGTGGTTGCTAAAGAAGGTGACAAGATTAAGACCATACGTTTTGGACAACAAGGTGCTAAGACCGCTGGTAAGCCAAAGAAGGGTGAATCACGTGCTACCACTATGAAAAGAAAGTCATTCAAAGCACGTCATAGAAAAAATATAGCAAAGGGTAAAATGTCTGCAGCATTCTGGGCAGATAAAGTCAAGTGGTAATGTCTAAGCCTCGTAATAGAAGAGTAAACAAAAAGATATCCAAGTTAGTTGACGAAGGATATCCCATGTATCAAGCAGTTGCTATTGCTTTAAGTATGGAAGAAAAGAAAAGATTAGGACCCAAGGGTGGGTATAGAAGAGCTAAAGCAAAAAAATAGTTTTAACATTAACCCTTCGCCAGAAGAAATGGCAAGAAAAGACGAGGTATTGCACAAAGCATATAATGACCTTGTTTACTTTGGTAGAGCTTTTCTACCTAATGACTTCTTAAACAAAAGCACATCTCCCTCCTATCACTACGATGTATCTAAAAAATTAATATCAACCAAGCCCGGTGAGCGTATCTGTATCATACTTCCACGGGGCTTTGGTAAATCTATCCTTTCTAAATCTGCTATTATGCACAAGCTTTGTTTTTCAGGTGAGGATACACAAAATTTTATAGCATGGGTATCAGAAGAACAAGGACAATCAATAGACCACCTAAAATATATCAGACACCATCTAGAGACAAACAAGACAATCAAATATTACTTTGGTAATATGGATGGAGGCTCAGTGGGAAAAAGATGGACTGAAAAGGATTTAGTTACCCCCAAAGGTGACAGGATTATAGCCAAAGGCACCAGCCAAAGGCTTCGTGGTAGAGCTGAGGTAGATGTTCGATACACTGGCATCATTCTTGATGACTTTGAATCAGAACTAAACACAAGGACACCAGAAAGACGTGCAGACATCAAGAGGTGGGTGGTATCAACGATTTATCCGGCTTTGGAAGAATCCCCGGGTAAGGAAGGCTGGATATGGCTTTCTGGCACGATTGTGCACTTTGATAGCTTCCTGCAAATGACATACGATGGATATAACAAAGCAAAGGAAGATAATCGCAGTTATCCTTGGCAGGTATTTTTCAAGCGTGCAATAGAGGATGGTCAGCCTATTTGGAAGGAACAGTTCCCACTTTCTAAGTTAAATGCAAAGAAAAGAGAGTTTATAGAAGCGGGACTTGTAAACAAGTTTGCTCAGGAGTACATGAATGATGCTAGAGATATATCCAATGCGTCATTTAAGATAGATAGGATACAATACTTTTCTGGTGAGAGAAAGTATATCAATGGATTTAATTACATAGCAGAGCACGATGAGATGATACCTATTAATCTTTACATAGGGGTAGACCTTGCAGCGACAGCTAGTGAGACCTCTGACTATCAGGTAATACTGGTCATGGGTATAGATTCACGCTCTAATCGTTATGTCTTAGAATATTTTAGAGAACGTATCCCTACCTTTGATGTGCCGCAAAAGATTATAGACTTAGCAAAGAAATACAATCCAGTTAAAAGGGTTACAATAGAAACAGTGGCAGCACAAGAGATGGTTAGAGACATGGTAACTCGTATGAGTGCGCAGGAAAAGCGATTGATGCCCGGTATCTTCAAAGGTGTTAAGCCACCCGGTAGAATTAAGAAGGCAGATAGGCTAGAAACAACACTAGGACCTATTGTCAACTCAAAGAAGTTATATATACGTAGAGAGATGACAGAGATAGTAGATGAGTTCTTTGAACACCCAAAACCTAGGAACGATGATATTATGGATGCTCTTTATTATGCGGATTACTTTGCAAGAGCGCCTAAGTCAGCTGCTACACCAAAAGAAGGATTTAAAGGTGGAAAGAGAAAAGAAAGTCTATTCCCAAAGTTAAAAAAGTATAATTGGATGACAGGGGCAAGAACATAAAATAAACTATTGTTAGTTACAATATTTATTTTTATATTCTCCCGATAGAAGATTTCTGTTACAATAATTAAGCTATAGGACCACATACCAAATGGCAAATAGAAGCAGAATGATGTTTCCAGACTCAGGCTTAGTAGTCGGACCATCCCATAGTGACGGAGGAGTTTATGCTTCTGTTGCTAACGGTCCCGATGTAGAACTAGAAGGCGGAGAGTTCATTATCAATAAAGAGGCTACTGAGGACTTCTTGCCTCTCATCAAGCAAATCAACGATATCGGAAGGATGGAACAGATGAACAACGCTGATAACGCTCAAAACGCTCATAGTGCCATAGATGCACTTATTGCCAGTGCCAGCACCAAGATGATGCCCGGAGGAGGCATGGTCGAACCCAAGACCCCAATGTACCAAGAAGGTGGAGTCTTGAATATAACAGGATACGACCCAAGACAAGAAGAAACCTTTACTAGATTACAACTACCATCAAGCTCTGGTAGAAGAGGTTTGTTGGGAGTTATAAATAATGCAATACTTAAAAATAGATTAGAAAAGCAAGCAGAGCTTTTAGGTTCTTCTTTAAACCCAGAAGAAAGTAGCGTTCTTCCAAGGGTAAGCTTGCAAACTCCAGATGGTAATAAGGGCAATTTTGGAGTTACTGTTTCAAAGCCTGTATTAAAATCTCAATTTAAGGGCTCAGACGCAGAGCAAATGGAAAAACTTTCAGAGCTAGACAATCTACAAAATAGACCTGAAATGCAAAACATAATGCAAGCCTTAGAAAAAAGAGCACAACAACCTAATAATATATTTGACTTGTTAAGAAGTCTAGCTCCAGAAAAGCAACAAGGCGGTATGATACAATACCAAAAAGGCGGAAATGTAGAAGGAATTGATGTAAAGGAAAAAAATGGTAAATTTTCTGCACAGGCAATTATATCAGTGCCTGCAAGTATGGTTGGCGATGAAGGTGGTAGAAGATACTACTTATCTTCACCTCAAACTTCTTCAGGACGGCAGAATGCAATGACAAAAGCCGAAATGAATGCTCGCAGAAAAATGGCTTACACACCAGAGGACTCTATACCTGCCGCTCTAGCCGAAGAATACTTTGATAGACAAAACAAAAAATCACCACTAGGATTTTTGCAGGGATTGTTAAATAGGGAACAGGGTGGTATGATACAATATGAAGAAGGTGGTCCTCTTCATAGCCGTAGAATGTTTAACCAAGGTACTGGTTTTGATAAGAAAAAGTCTGACTTAAATAAAGATGGTAAGATATCTGAGTATGAAAAGAAAAGAGGAATGGCTATTGCTAAGTCAATGAAGAATCAAATGCAGATGGGTGGTATGATTGGTATGCAACAACCCATGATGCAAAGACCTATGAATCCAGCTATGAACCTTAGCCCTATGCAAAGAATGGGTAACAATATGCCACCAATGATGTATCAAGAGGGTGGTAAAGTGTCTCAAGAAGATGTTTTAAAAATGGTTGATTCTTTATACAGCGATGTAGAAAATCCTTTTACTAGAGAGTTATTATTTCAAACTGACCCTGATATGAAAGATATGCCGGGTAGAGTAAATCCAATGAGAGCACTATTAGAAGCTTTGACTACGCAAAGAGCTACAAGAGATGGTGGTAGATTTAAAAGCATGATGGGTAGATACAAGCTAGATGATAGCCCAAAACCTAGAGGTATTGACGAACTGTTAAGTAATATTAACTTACAAAGCATGATGCAAGAAGCTAGACCCAGTAGGGAAGGAAGAGACCAGTCTCAAGTAGTGCAAGATAATCTTGCTAGACGAATAGGCTCTAGCTCTGATATACAAACACCAAATGATTTAGTTAGATACCTTACGACTGCTAGACCAGCTTTTCAGGTTAGTAGTCCTGAAGATAACGACAATGTAGAAAACTTTTTTAAGATGATAGAGAATATAGATGCTGTTCCTAAGTCTAGAAAATCAATGCAAATGGGTGGACAGGTACAGCTTAGAAAGCAAGCTGAGATGAGAAAAGAGCCAAAAGAAAAAATGAATGTAATATTTCCATTTATAAATGAAATGCCTTTTCTTTACCCAAATTTTCAAGGTCCACTCAGCCCCTCTCAAAGCGAGAGCTTAAATAAGTTCTTAAAACAATTAGAAGAAGAAAAGGAAAAGCAACCAAAAAAGCTTATGGCTCAAGAAGGTGGTATGATTTCTGATAACAATTTGATGGGAGCTATGGCTAACGATAGGAGAGTAGCAGCATTGCAACCAGATGTTTATTCTTCTAAGATGGAAAATGGAATGACAGTTAAGCAAAAGATGATGGTGCCAAAATTAGCAGAAGCAATTCTTCCTGTATATGGGGTTGAGACTCCTTTGTCTAAAAGACAAAGCTCTATGTTAAAGAAAAATGCAGTTAGTCCAAGTGCTTTAAATCCAAACGTAAAAGGGCTTGTCAATAGATTATTAGTACAAAGGCTAGCAAACGAGACCACTTAATGGTATTAGAAAAAGATAAAAGAGCAGATTATAACCAAGAACTATATCGTAGATATAGAGATGCTAGAAAAAGCTGGGATACCGAAGCTCGTTTTGATATAGATTTTTTTCATGGTAACCACTACACTACAGAAGAAGTAGATGAGTTACAATCAAGAAACCAAGCTGATGTGCCAATGGATAGGATTGGACCAGCTATTGAAAAATTTAAAGCTGTTTTAACTTCACGTTCTCCAGCATTTACCATGACACCTAGAGAAGATTCTGATGTAAAGATTGCTTCTCTATGGAGAGTTATCATGGGATATATCTGGGGTAACTCAAATGGTGATTATCAGTTAAAGCACGCAATACATGACTACGCTACAACAGGGTTAGGTTACTTGTATGCGTATGTAGATGCAGAGTCAGATTTTGGTAGAGGTGATGTCAAGTTCACTTATGTAAATCCCTTTCGAGTATATGCCTCTCCTAACACCCGAAATCGTTGGTTTGATGATGCTGAAAGTATTATTCTTTCCACGATACTAACCGGTGAACAGGTCGTCAACCTCTACCCTGAATTAGGAGAACAAGAAGACCCAGAGACAGGGGAGATGCAAGTTGGCATTATACAGGATTTAGAAACTTATCTTGAAGAAGACTATCCTGATGCAATGAATGCTAACAATAAAAAGATATTTACTCCGTCCGAGGTTAAAGATTTAGACTATTACGAAAGACAGAAGTATCAGATATTAGAAAGATTTTACAAAGTCAAAGTTAGTTTTTACCGTATCATAGATATGCAGAACGGTGAAGAAGTAATTTTGAGTGAACCTGAGTATGCAGAGTTTATTGAGAACAATAGAGAACAGATAGAAGCAGGTCAATACGAAGTCATACCAGTAAGACAAACTAGAGTAAAGGTTTGCGCTAGTATCGGTCAAGTAGTTCTTTATGAGACTATCTTGAACACCGACCACTATCCTATCATACCTTTTCCAAATGTATTCACAGAAAGCCCTTACCCAAAGTCAGATGTATCAAGGGCAAGACCTATGCAAAGGCTTTTAAATAAATTATGGTCATTAGCACTATCACACGCACAAGCATCCGGAGGATTAAAGCTATTAGTTCCATTAGGGAGTGTAGAAGACCTTGGTCAACTAGAAAGAGACTGGGCAAATCCAAACGCAGTCATAGAAGTAGACAGCACACAAGGTGAGCCACATTTTCCAGCACCTCAGCCGTTATCTTCTGAGTTTTACAGACTAATACAGCAGTGTGAGTTCTATATTGACTTTACATTTGGATTGCCTGAGATGATGCACGGCTTTGCTGAGAAAGCACCAGAAACAGTAAGAGCCACAGAAAGAATGATATCTTTAGGTTCAGAAAGACCAAAGTCAAAACTACGAGATATAGAGTTTAGCATTAATAGACTAGGACAGGTATTGTATAACCTATCCAAGGGTCACTATACATATAAAAAGATTTTTAGGCTCAACGAAGCCAACAATGATATTACAGAAGCAACTATCAATATGTACGATAAAAAGGTAGGAGCAATACTAGATATCAAAAAAGAAAAACATAATTTACAACAGCATGACGTCAGGATTGAGCCCGGGTCTACGCTACCAACCAACAAGTATGCAGAGCTTGGTGTATACATGGAGGCGTTTAGAATGGGTATCGTAGATAGAACAGAGGTTCTTAAAAAGAATCCTGAGATATTTGACAAGGAAGGTGTAATGAGAAGAACAGAAGAAAGACAGTTATTACAGAGACAGATTGCTGCAATGACCGAGCAAATTAAGAATTTGGAGGGTGACCTCCAGACTGCCCAAAGGGAGTCCATAAGTGATAGAAAGAAAGTCGAAGTCGAGAAATTCAAGACTAGATTGAAAGATATCTCTGCGGACGCCAAAGCTGATAGACGAGTTCAACTAAACAACCTACAATCTAAGGTGAAGCTCGAAGCGGAGAAATTAGCGAATGTTAGAAAAGACGCTAGTTCTGCTCCTGAAGCTTAGAGACATCTGAAAGGAATATAATGGATAATCAACAAGTAGAGGCTACATCAACTGCTGACGGTTTGGTAGATGGTGGCGCTGATATAGTACAAGAAGTACGAGAACAAACAGACGCTCAGTATGAGCAACAAGCTGACCAACCTGTAGAAGAGGCTGTAGATTACAGCGCTCCAGAGGTTAGCGTAGAAAGCGAAACAACTCCAGTAAACGAATGGGAGGTAGAAGCACGCAAGTTTCAATCTATGTATGATAAATCAACTGCAGAGAATGAAAAACTACGTAAGTTTGAACCTCTTGGACAATTACTAGAGCAAAGACCTGATTTGGTAAATATGCTTCAAGAAAATATCAACGCTCCACAGCAGCCACAACAGCAACAACAACAAAGTCAACCGGGTCTGAAACCGGAAGACTTCAACCCTTGGGATGCGTATTACAGTCCAGAATCACCATCTTTTAAGTTCAGGCTAAATCAAGAGATGCAGCTTGCCAAAGATGTCGTAGATAATGCGATGGCGCAACAAAAGAGACAGATGCAAGAAGAAATAACCTATAACAATACAGTCAATGAGCTTAGAAACACTTATAAGTTTTCGGATGGAGACGTTCAAGAGTTTATGGGGTTTGTTACTCAGCCCAAAGAATCTGTAGGGTTATCTAATCTTGTCAAGCTATTCAGAGATGTAAAAAACAAAGGTAACGCTCCAGAGACAGCCCAAGCAGTACAAAATGCCCAACAACAACCCAGAACAGCTGGGGTACTCCAAGGTGGTGCACAAAGTTCACCAAAGAGTGCAGAGAATCAAGTATGGGATAATATTGTAAATGCCGGGAGTCGTACTAGCGTCCTTTAATTAATCACATAATGGAAGGAATGACAAATGGCAACATTTAATAATCCTCATCCCCTTAAGGTTGGAGACCCCGGTGCAGTTATAGACAGCACGATTCCTTCGAGACGACTGTTTAACTTTAGTGATAGAGTAGCAGACCTCGCTCCAGAAGAATCGCCGTTTTTTGTATACTTATCCAAGGTAGCCAAAGTCCCTACGGATGACCCACAGTTTAGATGGTTGAAAGACAGAAACAAGATTGATATGACAGATAGAAGTTTCCGTTTAGCAGCCGCTCATACTGTACCAGCTGCAGGCAGTACATTAACTTATACTGTTGAAACTGCAGGAACTTCACAAGGCTCAGTAGACTTTCTAATTAAAGGAATGGTCTTTGCTGTTGGCGAAACTAACGCCTCAACAAACGAGCCAGAAACCGCAATCGTTAGAATCGAAAGCGCTCCAATAGATGCCGGAGACACAAGCACATTTACTGGTCGTACAATATCTGCAGCAACTGGTTCAACCACTTCTGCTGCTGACCAGACTTTATGTACTATTATCGGTAGTGCATTTGAAGAAGGAACTGGTTCTCCAGACTCTTTCTCAAAGCATTTAGATAATGGTGTCGGATACTGTCAAATCTTTAAAACCTCTTGTGAGTTAACTAACACAGCAAGAGCTACTGTATATCGTGGATATGCTAGTGAGTTTGATAGAATCTGGAACTTAAAGTTACGTGAGCACAAAGTTGACATTGAAAGAGCTATGCTCTTTGGTCAAGGTGGTGTTGTAAATGGTATCTCTTACTCTGACGGTATTGTAGGAAGTATTATTAAGAACTCACAGTCACAGATTAAAGATAATGCTCAGTTAGATTACACAGAAGATAAAGCATTCTTCTCAACTCGTACAGACGCACAGTTTACTTACGATGCGTTACTTGCTGATTTAGAAGTTGTTTTTGACCCTGCACGTGGTGGAGCTGGCGCAAAACTTGCGTTGTGTTCATTACCTGTAATCACATTCTTTAACAAGATGGCAAGCTCTAATACTTTCTTATCTTCAGTACACTCTGCTGCTAATCCTTTAATGTCACAAGAGAAAGGTTCTTTTGGACATAAAGTGGTCAAGGTAGAAACTATTCACGGTGACCTAACCCTAGTAAAAGAGCCCCTATTTAGAGGTTTTGCTGCTGGGTTCATGGCTATGGTTGACTTGGACCAAGTTGCTTACAGACCTTTGATTGGTAACGGTGTAAACAGAGACACACACATTATGACTAATGTGCAGTCTGCTGATGAAGACCTACGTAAAGATATGGTATTGACTGAAGCTGGTTTAGAAGTTTCTTTACCAGAAGCACACGCATTGTTCAACTTTGAATCTGCTTACACAGCACCATAATCTAGGAGGTAATGAATAATGAGAGCCGCAACAAGAGAAAAGAATAGTGGTAAAGGTGGATTTCTACAAAAGATAGAACCAATCACCGTAGCTCGTACACTAACAGCCGCTGATAGTGGTAAGGTCTTCATGCTGAGTTCAGCAGGTGGAGCTTACTCTGTCACATTGCCAACTGCCGCATCCGGAGTTGATGGTATCCACTACAAATTTATTGTAGAGGAAGAGACCCCAACAGGAGCTATTACTATAGCTGCAGGTAGTGCAATCATTAGCTTAGTAATGAAAGACCCCGGTGGTGACGCTTCTAATTCTACAGCAGGTACGCAAGTATCTAACATCGTAATTGGTACTTCAGCACAAAAAGGCGATTACATTAATATAATGTACGCTGGTGGTGAATATCTTGCAGAAGCGATGTCAGGTATTAATGACGCATTAACCACTTCATAACCCTAAACAATACGGGTAACAGACTTGGATTCTGTGGGGGTTACTGAGAAAGAGTAGCCCCCGAACATCCTAAAAATTTAAAACAGGAGTAATTATGGCTGCTTATGGTAATTTAAAAGTAAAAGTTATGATACATCCCGGTAACCCCGGAGAAGAAGATGGTGCAGTAGGAACTATGGCAAGGGATATCAAGGATTACATAGCTACTTTAGATTCTACTAATAATGAAGTTTTATCTATCACGCATACACAATTAAATGGTGATAGAATTATGACATTAATTGTTGGAGGAACTTAATGCGTTGTCAGCATTGTAAAGCTGAGAATGAAGGTGGATGGTTTTATTGTAGAGAGTGTGGAAAAAGAGCGCACGCTCCTAGATATAGTACAGCCACAATTATAAGAGATAGTCGTTTTGCAACTGCAATACGCAAGGACCTTATTAACTTTAAAACAATGTCTATGGCAGAGGACATAGAGTCAAAGGGAGGAGAAATAAGTGGCAACGTTTGAAGCGCAAGTTGAAGCCTTGACCAGCCTTTCTATTGACGGTAGTAGTTCTCCGACACAGACAGAGCTTACGCAGTTCTTAACTGATGGGGCTGCTGAGGTTATAAACAGTATGCCTAGAAAGTTAAAATTTTTATGCGCAACAGAAGACACTTTTACTAGCACAGCCGTTGGAAGTGAGTCCGAAACATTGGAATCAGGTCAAATATTGCAAGTAACCAGAAATGACGGAACTATAGAACAGCCGTGCAGGGAGGTACCTGCAGTTCTAAGAGGAAGGGCTAGTGACTCAGACGATATGATAGCAGCTACAACCACTGACCCAGTGTATTATGTTTATAACGGAAAAATTAATTCTTTACCTGCGTCTGGTAATTGTAAATACTTAGAAGTAAACAATCCTGCAGTAGCGTTTGGAGACTCATCTGTAAGTAACTTCCCTGATGAGTATGAGTATTTGATACCTCTTTATGCTTCTGTAAAATCATTACAAAATGCTTTAGCAGATAGAGCTTCTAATAGTGACATAACTACAGCAATAACAGCAGTTAAAAGCGCTGTTGAGGCAGCTGCAACCACGATAGCAAGTTTTACATCTACGACAGAGTCAGTGTTTGGAGATGAAGATACTTTTTTAACAGATAACTCTCAGCTTACAAGGGTAAAGGATGCCTTGGACAAAGCTCAAGAAACTATGACAGGGAACCTTCCAAGCTCAACTACAGACGCTAGAGGAGCTCAAGAGAATGAAGATATTGAGTTAGTCACTTCTGCTCTTAATATAGCACAAACAGAAATACAAAGAGCACAAGTGCACCTATCTGAGTGGAACGCTATTGGGGATATGAGAATAAAACAAGTGCAAGTAAATCTTAGCAAAATGGATGGATATATTAAAGAAGTGCAAACAAGACTTTCAATTATAGGTTTTTTAGAAAGACAACAAGCAAAGTTGCAGGCTGACTATGAAAAAGGTATACAGATTATGAGGGGCGCATAATGGCATTGACACTGGTAAACCTGAACACGTCACCATCTGCTACATTGGTAACGTTAAATACTAGCCCTAGCTCAACGCTTGTAAACTTAAATACATCTCCGAGCGCTACGCTAGTAAATCTCAACACAAGTCCTAGCTCCACTTTACTTGCTTTAAACACTAGCCCTAGTGCAATACTATCTGGCTCTTGGGCAGGCGTAGCTAGTAACTGGGAATCCGAAGCTAAAACTTGGAAACAAATAGGTATGCTTGGAAAGGACTCTGACTAATGGCTGTTATAAGCTTAACTGTAAAGAAGATTATATCTAGAGTAAGACAGGCTTTTCCAGATGCGCCTGAAACTTATATTTTAAACTTGATAAACGAAGCATTGGTGGAGATGGGCAAGTACAATACAAAGGTTGAATATGCAAAACTCACCACAGTGGCAAATCAACAGTGGTATACTCTTAGCGACAGCAACGCTGGTGTAGAAATAAACAAAGTATATCGTGTTGACTTTATGGATTCAGACGGAACATACGTAAAGATACCAAGACTTTTAGATAACGAAATACCAACAATGGATATAGACTAATGGCAAGCACATACAATTACCCAGAAGATTATATTACATGGTTTATAAAAGGCAATCATTTAGCAGTAGTTACACTGAAAGGTGATTCAGAAGGAACATATCACAGTAAGTATGGGCAATACAAACCTATCGATGAAGCGGTTACTAACGGACTGTTATTACATTATTATGCAGAGCCTAATGCTGTCACAGCGATTACTGACACCCCAGATGTGGATAATGTGTTTCATACGGCTATTGTGGATTATGTAAAAGCAAGATTATATCAAGATAGAGCAGGGAGAACAAACGATGGTGGAGTTGCAAGTGTAAGTTTAAACCTTGCACAACTACACGAGAATAAATTTAGCGAATCAGTAAAAAGAAATGGAATGCAGAAGCGAGACAAGACTGGTGGACCACGCAGAGTCTTGATGGCTGACTTTACATAACAAGGAAAATATTATGGCAGATATCAGAAAATTTCAAACACATGAGGTGCTCAACAAGGTTTTAAATACTGGTGAGGACGCTCTAAAGGTTGACATTGATAACGTAACGCTGACTACAGAAGGTGGGGACGTTGCAATAGATGTAGCCTTAGACAAAGCAAATGATACTATCACTGTATTCTCTAATACCGCCAAAGATGGTAGCGGCACTAGCTATGTTCCTTTAGTAGATAGTGATGGACATTTACAAGTAGATACTGTTTCTGCAGCTCTACCAAGTGGGGCGGCTACTGAAGCAAAGCAAGATGTTATTGAAACTACTCTTACTGCAATAGAAACAGATGCTGCGGCGATAGAGACACTGTTAACAGGTATTGACGCTGACACTAATGCAATTAAGGTTGATGCTGCTGCAATAGAGGTCTTAATAACATCAACTAACTCTAAGATAGATACATTTGATGCTGTATTAGATAATATACTAGCAAAAAACACTGAAATAGATACAGTATTAGACAATATAAAAGTAGATACAGAAGCTATAGAAACTGCCGTAGAGCTATTGGATAATGCTGTTGATGGTAACTATTTAAATGTGAATGCCAACATAGCAGGTACAGATATAGTGGGAGGAGCAGGTGCTGTAGCCTCTGGCGTTCAAAGAGTCACATTGGCATCTGATGACCCTGCAGTAACAGATTTAGCAGCCATTGAGGTCTTGTTAACTGCTGCAAATGTAGACCACGCTGCTAACGAGGTATTGCTTACTACTATTGATTCTGATACTAATAACATAAAGACTGCAACAGAAGCATCTCAAGCAGCTTTAGAAAAAATGTTATATGGAACTGCACTAGCCGTTACTGCAGTTAGTGGGGGTTCTGACCATAATTTAGGTTCTACTTTTGAAGCTTTTTATATAGGCGTAGGCGGCGATATAAGTTTAGACCTAGCCTCTAGCGGGTCAAACATAGTATTTAAAAATGTAGCCAGTGGTCAGCTATTACCTATAAGAGCTGCAACTGTAAACGCAACAGGAACAACCGCTACTAACATTGTAGCATTGAAAGCTTGATATGCCCTTAGGATGGAAAAGAACTGGACTAAACTTTTTAAAGTCAATATATGACGTTATTTGGAACATTACCCGACTTAACTGGGAAGAAGACAATGTTAAGTGGGAAGAACATACAGGATAAAAAATTATGGCAGATTTATCAGGACAAACTATAGCATCGAGTTACGAACAGTTATTATCACTGCCTGATGGTGGAGGTAATGCAAATACATTAGTAGCTGTAACCGATGGAGATGGGGGCACAACATTTGGAATAAAATTAGCTACTAATAAAGTAGAGATTATACCGGGTTCTAATGATGCGAATGCTTTCGAGGTATCACAAGCAGATGGTACAGCAGTATTAACAGTAAATACAAGCACAGCAGGAGCAACGATTACTGGAGTGCTTAATGTATTTGGAGGAGGAAGTGATGCCTCAACAAGTGCAAACGCTTATGCTGATAATTTAGTTATAAGAGGTTCTAATGATAGTAATGGCTCTGGAATTACAATATTTTCTGAAGATGATGAATTTGGTACTCTTTATTTTGGTCGTGGTGGAAGTGGGGCTGATGCATATAGAGGATATGTTCAGTATAGTCATAGTGCAGATGAATTACAATTAGGCTCTGATGGTTCGACAAGATTAATTATTAATGATGCTGGAACTGTCTCAGTAGGTTCTATTGCTGATGAGGGTAATGCAATAATTACCAATGGTGCTGATGCTGGTAGATACGACGTATTAACTATTCAAGAAAATGGAAATGATAGGTGGGAACTTTCTTTTGAGGGAAATGGCTCTACTAATTCTTTAACCTTTGGTTCAAATGTATCTGAGCAAAATATAGCAAATGGTGGTGTTCTGACACTTTTACCAGATGGTCAGGTGGGTATAGGCTGTAGTCCAGATAGTAAATTAAAAATTCAAGAAAATACAAATGGTGATAATGTTGCTTTTTCAATGAGAGCTTTTAATGATTCTGGTACTGGTAAAGCTGTAACATTCACTCTTGACCCAGATGACGAGTCATTGACACTTACAAATCTTGCATCTTTTAAAATTGACCAAGCAAGTACTGGTCAGTTTGGCAATACTGCATTGCAAACAGTAGATGGTGGTGATAATGGTGGTGTAAATATAGAACATGGTGCTGGAGATGGTAGAATAAGGGTTGCATCTGCTGGAAGTTTTAGAACAGAATATTTAGCAAATCAACTTAAAGCAAACGCTAATGGATACGATATAAGAACAACAGATAGCCAAAACGTAACAATAAGTACAAACAACTCAACGAGAATGACTGTTGCTGGTAGCAATGGAGATGTAACTGTAAATGCTTTACTTGTTGCTGGTAGTGGTGTTGCTATTGGGGGTACTGGTTCGGCTAATACCTTAGATGATTATGAGGAGGGAAGCTACACACCAACCAGCGTCACAGATAGTTTGACATTTTCATCCGCAACAGGTAATTATACAAAGATTGGTAGATTATGTTTTGTAAGAATAGCTGTTACATATCCGACCACGACTGGTTCACATTTAGCAACACCAAGAATATCTTTACCTTTTACTGCAATAAGTGATGGTGTTAATCCGATTGCAAATGTATTTCCACCACACGACGATGGTGCAACCAATGCAGCAAATGGATTTATTGGTAGACCGAATGGTAATCAGGCATTCGTAGAATTAATTAGAAAAAAAGAGGGTTCTGACGCCGATAACTCGGATTTGAGTGGTGTTTCGGTGGCGGTAACTCTATGGTTTACAACAACAACTTAAAATAGAAAGATAAACAAATGGCGTTAACAAAAGAAACCATACAAGACAAATTTGAAATTGTAACTGAATACAAACATATTCAAGTAAGAACTGCTACAATTATAAAAGATAATGGCGTAGAAATTTCAAGGTCATTTGATAGAAAGGTGTTGACACCAGACTTAGATATTTCAAATGAATCAGATGAAATAAAAGGAATTGCAAACGTAGTTTGGACAGATGAAGTAAAAACATCTTGGGCAGAGTTTACAGATAATGGAGAAGAATAAAATGATAAATTATAAATCATTAAAATCATCAAACTCAATATCATTAGCAAAAGATAGTGATACAAATAAAATTACTTTAACCAAAAAATGTTTTGACATAAACACTGGTAAAGCAATAGATGACATAGTAACAGAAATTCAACTAAAGTCAATTGAAAATGATATTGCTAATTATAAAAATCAAGTTACTAAATTAGAAGAAAAAATTGCTGATTGGGAAGAACTAGAAAAAGACATAAAAGCATTATAATGAATAATTGTGAATGTTGTTGTTGTTGTTGTAAAGATGAATGAGACTATTAAAAATTTTTTTAGAAGAACTGGTGAGTTTTATAATGGTGTTATTGTTGCTTTGCTGTTTGTGTGTGTATTCGCTTGGGCTTGCAATGATATTTATTTCGGAAAAAGTCAGAGGGAAATTGAAGAAGAATTAATGCGCTCTATCTTTGAGGTAGACTCGTTAATAATGGACATAAAGATAACGCTAGGAGATTCTAGTATAATACAAAAATAGGAGTATAAAATGGCAAACAAAGAAAACAAAGCTGTTTTAAAAATAGACGATAACGAATATCTGGTTGAAGACATGAATAACGAGCAGAAAGCTCTATACAATCATTTAGCTGATATTACAAGAAAGATAGAGACCATGTCGTTTAACTTAGAGCAATTGCAATTCGGAAAGGGAGCTTTCGTCAACGCTCTTAAAGAATCCTTATCAAAGGAGAAAGAAGAAAAGTAAATGTTAGAAACGTATGCTGAATACGGAGCAATGGGTGTGGTCATAGTTTTGTTTGGCTATATGGTGTTAAATCTAATGTCAAGCCAGAAAGCGCAGAACGAAGACTTAGATGATATTAGACAGGCTAACGCAAAGCTAGAAACAAAGATGGGAAATGTGGAAAGCATAGTTTTAAAGATGTTGGACCGCTGGAACAAGTCGGATGAGACAAGTCAAAGGCACAGGGAAGCGATAGTATCAGAGTTAAATGATGTGACCGATGACTTGTCTTATATAAAGGGAAGGATGAACGGTAAAGGATGATGAGTGACACCCTAAAAGCAGTAGGCAACGGGACAATAGGAGTAAGTGTTTGGTGGGTAAATCTGCCAATGATAATACAGACAATGGTATCGGTGGCAACATTGATATACATTATAATCAAAATAACAAAAGAGGTTAAAGGAGCATAAAATGCCATATCATAAGAAAAAGAAAATGGGTCACGGTGGTAAAGTCAAAAAGAAAATGGGCGGTGGCATGGTAAAGAAAAAGATGATGAAGGGTGGAATGGTCAAGAAGAAAAAAACTATGAGAAAGAAGAAGTAAAATGAATTTAAAAGAAATGTTAATAGAAGCTGCTGAATTACAAGCTGACGCAATTAAGAATAAAATGGTAGACCAACTTGGCTCCGATGATATGGCTCAGAAGATAGCTACCAAGATTAATGAAAAAATTGACATACCTTTTGTGTCAGAAGAAAAAGAGCAGATATTCTTTGAGAAGTGCGTTGATATTGTTACCGACTTACTAGAAGGTATCATTAAGGGAAAGTAATGCCGAGGTTCAGCAAAAGAAGTTTAAGTAGATTGGAGACTTGTGATGAGCGATTACAGGAACTATTTAAAGAAGTTGTTAAGAGATTCGACTGCACCATCATTGAAGGTCATAGGGGCAAGGAAAGACAGAACGAAGCATACAGAAAAGGGAACAGCAAAGTTAAGTACCCAAATGGAAAGCACAATAAATTACCTAGCATTGCTGTCGATGTTGCTCCTTATCCTATTGACTGGTCTGACCGTGATAGGTTTCACTATTTTGGCGGATATGTTATAGGTATTGCACAGCAGATGGGATTAAACATTCGTTGGGGTGGAGATTGGGACCAAGATACCAAGACCAAGGACAATCGATTTGATGACCTCGTACACTTTGAGATTAAGCAATAATGCCAAAACAGTTTTACAAACTTAATGACTTTAGTGGCGGTATTAATAAACTTAGGGATGCAAGAGATATTGCCCCTAACGAGCTCGTTCAGGCAGATAATATACAGCTAGACAGAGTTGGTAAAGTAAGAACATCATTGGATATAAAAAGCGGTGGAGGCGGGATTATAGGTCAAGGCTCTATTTACCCCGGTGGAGGGCTTTACTACTTTGAGTCTGATAGAGAGGGAAGCGCCAATGCAAGAGATTCTGGAGAAACATGGACAATAGATGTAGACGCACTAACAGGAGAAGTAAACTTATCCGGTTCTCTGTCTGGGAGTCAGAATGCTGTAGCTGACTTAGGAAACCCTACTAAAATGACCACACCAGCAGGGACTGTCAGTCTTAGCGGTTTTAATCACACTAGCTCAACATTACCATATAAAGATTACTTTTCAGCGGGTGATTATTTAGCGGTAACTAATCTTGATAATGTCAGCATAGACGGAGTATCTACTGATGTTAACAATAGGATTATAAAGGTAAGTAGCGTTAGCGCTGGCATTGCTCTAAATACCTTCCAAGTACATGGCAGTTCAGCTGGACAAGCCCCGGTTTATCAAAAATTAATTAGAGGCGTGTTCTTTTCAGCCGATGACACAGTGCGCATAGCTGATGGGTCTTTGTCTACTGGAACAAGAAGAAAACAAAGAGGTTACATAAAACAAACTCATTTTAAAGACGCTGGGGACGCTAAAGATGAGTATGATAATTGGTTCTCTAATGACTGTGATTTGTCTCCTCCTACAGATATTGTTATTCATGCCTCTAGCTACCCCTCCGCTGGTGCTGGCTTCCATTTAAACATAACAACACCAGCGACAACAAGTGATATAGTAGGACAATTCGCTGCAAAAACATACCAGATTGCAGGTTCTTTTATTTACAAAGGAGACCAAGAATCAAAACTATATGTTCCTTCTTCCGCTAATGAATTTACCACTGCTTCTGGTGATTATGTAGATGTTGATGTTAATGCTTCACCTGCTTACGATGAAAGAATTACGGGTGCTAGAATATATATAAAACCTAGCGGAACAAATGAACCTTGGTCTTTGCTTTTGGATATAGACTTAAGAGATGGATGCAGAACAGGGCTAGATGATGTGCATAAACCTTGGGCTATCGGAAGTGGAGCAACGGAGGCTGGATGTGATACATTAATATTGACATCTGAAAATTTAGAAACATACACAATCTTAAATGGCTTTTCTCCAAGTGAGTTTTCTATAACGCTATCCGAAAATGGCGAAAACTACAAGGATGCCGTGATAGCAAACAGAAGGGTTTTTATTTGCAATGTATCCATGTTAGATGAAAATGCACCATCTTTCACTGACAATACTTGTGACTATAATAACGACCCAACAATTACGATGGATAGCACGTCTAACATAAAGGTTGGCATGAGCGTTTCTGGTACAGGCATACCTACTGGAGCAACGGTAATAGAAGTTACAAGCGCTACTACCTTTGAATTGTCAGCATCTACCACTGGAGGCTCTGTTACAAACGGAACCCTTACTTTTAGCAATATAGTCAAAAGGATGAGGGATAGGATAATGTTTACTCCTCCTAATAAGTTTGAGACATTTCCACGCAGTTTTTTTATCGATGTGGTCAGGGGTGATTCTGATGAGTATACAGCTTTAGCTACTTATGGTGATAGACTTTTTGCATACAAACAATACACTCTTTATATAATAAACGTAGGCTCACCGTCTCCTTCTAATTGGTTTTTAGAATCAACAGAAAGAAAAAAGGGCGTGACAGATAAAGCCTGTGTTTACGCTAGTGATGATGGAATTTTTTGGGCAAATCAATACGGTGCTTTTGTTTTTGATGGTTCAAGGATAGTAAACCTTCTTGATGGAAAACTAACAGAAGATGACTTTTCTTCAATAGACCATGTTGTTTATGATAGCTCTACTCGTTCTATGTATTGCTTTCCAAAAATTCTCTCACAGGGGAGTGAGGTAATAAATACCGGCGCTACAAGTGGGATAGTTGATGCGTTTGTATATAATTTTAACGCTAAGGCATGGAGTAAGATTACATACGGACTTGGTAGTTACCATGATTTTGCGCTTAGTAATTTTATTCAACCTTCGGGTGGATTATTGTCTGTTAAAAGAAAATCAGCCCTTACTTCATCAAGCACAATAAGAACTGAGGGTTTTAGTTCAAATACACCTAGTTCAAGAAACACTGGCAAAATAGTTATGATAACCAAAGATATTGACTTTGGTGAGCCCGGAAGAATTAAAAAAATATACAGTGTAAGAATAACATACAAAAGCTCCGCTGCACAAACTCAGCCTATTCTGTTTGCTACTAACGGTGGGTCTTCTTTTACTGCTTTGACAGGTAATTTTGCCAATACAAGCGCTTTTGATGTGTTGGTTGCTACTCCTAGCTCGCCTATAGAGTGCCAAAGTTTACAGTTAAAAATTACAAATGCTTCAGCTGCTGGCACTATAGAGATAAATGACATATCTATTGAGTACAGAAACATATATAAGAGAGTGACATGAGTTTAACTGATACTAGACTCAGAAGATTAGAGCAAACCAAGCGTACTGAGGTGGCGCCATCTAGACAACAACCATCGATAAGTGAGATGGCAGATGGAGACGAAAGGCTAGTGCTTGCAGGTGGTAATAAATTAAGGATTTATAGAAAAGCATTTGGTAAATTATTCTATATAGAATTTGAAAGTATAAGAGGTACTTGATATGGCAAACAGTTTAATGGAACTATACGGTGGCGGAATGACAGGTAGACCTACCAACTATCAATTAGGTGGTAGAATCGCTCGTTCTAACCTAGAAAGAGCCGTGTCTAGAGAAACTAGGGCTTTAAAAGAAGCGCAAGAAGAGGCGGCTAAGAAAAAACAAAAAGCCAGTGCTCTAGGTCAAATAGGCTCAATAGCTGGTGGTGCTATAGGTTCTATTTTTGGACCTGTAGGAACAGGGATTGGAGCTGCTCTGGGTAGCCAGCTAGGGCAAAGCACATATCAAGGTACAGATGTTGGTGAGGGGCGCTTTCTAACTCAAGACAGGCAAGCCGTACAGGAAGGTGTTGATGAATTTAAAGAAGGTATGCTAGGAAGGTCTGCCATAGCTGGGCTTCAAGCTGCTATTATGCCAGAATTTTACAAAGGAGTTGGAAAGTTCGCTGGCGACTTAGCAGGTGGCATAGCTGATAAAGGGTTAGGATTCCTTCGTGGTAGATTTCAAACACCAGTAGGGGAGTTAACAAAAGGCAGTGAAATATTTATGAAAGATGCGACAGCTGCAGGGGTAAACCCTTTTCAAGATGCTATAAATCAACTTCAATCTGCGACCTCATCCGTAAGTGGTCCTCCCGCCAACCCCTTTACAAAAAGCGTAATAGACTCTGCAACAAACCAAGGTGAGATGAGCTTTGGACAAGCATTTAGACAGGCTTTAGATGAAGGTGGATTGGGAAGTACATTCACATTTCAGGGTAATCCATATCTTGTAGAATTTGCTGATAGAGATATGGGTGCGATGTCCAGCAGAAGAGGTGGCGGTCTAATAAATATGATGCAAGAATTTCAGGTTGGAGGATTAGTCGAAGAAGAACCTAATCCTTTCGGTAATCCACCAGTATTGCCTACCCTGCCTAGTGGTATGGGTCCAATGCCCGTTACCCCAACCGGAGGAGGAACTGATATTGCAACTACAACAGGTAGAGTTGGAGCGGGTTCAATCGCTGATACATTTGACCAGATGGGTGGCGACACTTCTTTGTCAGCCGGTGTAGGGACAGGCGATATGAGAGATGTAGTGGTATCTGGAGGGATGAGCGGACTAGAAAAACAAGAAGGCTCTGGTAGCGTAACACAAGGTGGAGGTTCTGTAAGTGACGGAACACTTGTAAGGGGTGTTTTTGATAGAGTAGTAGACCCGGGAGATGTCCAATTTGACGCTACAGATGATAGCACCGATGGAAGTGCCCTTTTATCTCAAATGGAGATACAAGATATACAGGGCGGAGGTCCGGGTGGTTTAGGTCAGGTAGGTGGATATGGAACAGCTATAGGAGCACAGTCTGCCCTTAGTCAGTTAGGAATGCAAGACATAGCGAACGACCCAAGATTACAGGAATATCTCAGCGAACTACCTCAGTTTAGTCAAGGCTATAGGCAGCAGTTTCAAGACATTCAAAGAGGAGCTAGGCAAAATTTAGCAAACTTATATGCACAACAAAGAATGGGTGGAACAGGTCTTGGAATAGGAACCGGAGGACAGCAGTTTCAACAGCAATTATCTGGTCTAACAGGTGACGTTGCGCAAAGAAGACGTGGCGTAGTAGAAGGTTTCCAATCTGATTTACTTAGCGCAATAGGAGATATTGAAAGAATGGGTCAATTTGAGTTTGGCTCAGTATAAAGTAGAGGATTACAATGGCAAACGGTAATGTAGAACAATTAGCAAACTTCTTAAATCAACTTCCTCAACTCATGCAGAGAAGAAGAAGTCTAGATTTGGATGAAAGAAGGCTTGATTTATTTGAAGAGCAACAAAGAAACACTATTGAGAACCAACAAAGGATTAGGGAAGAGAATAGAAAGACTCAATCCTTGCGGGAGTTTACCACGCTTTATAACTCTCTAGAAGGCTCACCTGATGCAAGGGCTATACTGTTAAAACAACACCCTTATATGAAAAATAATCCACAAATAGCAGAAACTTTTGAGCGTGAAATAGAAGCCAAAGAACTGTTATCGCAACAAGTAAACTCTTTGTTTGGCATGAAGCCTGAGGACGGAATTTTAACTGCGAGAACTTTAAGTAAAAGTAAATACGTTAACCCAGACCAGTTAAAAACTATTCGAGAATATATTAGTGAGTCAGAAGATAAGCTAACAACAAGCTTAGATGAAATTAAAAATACTGCAGCTTATCAAAACTATATCATTGCTGGTAAGAGATACAATGCCCTCGCTGCTAATCCCCCCGCATTGCAAGGTGAGATGGGCGAATATCGGGCAAAGCTAGACCGTGCACTTGATGATTTAACAACGTCTTTCAGAGAAGCCCAAGTACAGGCAAAAGGAATGGAAAACGTAGGTGCATTTCCGAAGCCGCCTTCACCTGCAGGCACGGGAACAGGCACTGGAACAGGCGCTGAGACTGGGGCGGGCGCAGGAGTTAAGACAGAAACCGGAACAGGTGCACCGACCAAATCTTTAGACCAGCCGTCACTTGACGATGAAAATGATTTAGAGCTTATTATAAAAGATATCTACGATGAAGATGATGCTCCTTTAGGTGGCATAGACACAACTAATCCGTTTACTATGTCAATAATAAATCCTATGAATTTAGGAGAGAATCAAAACCCAAATATAACTATAGATTTAAGAGATAATCCCGAACAAGCTAGGTCTCAATTCCTACAAAGAAACTCTGGCTCACCGGATAATTAAAAATTATGCCGATTACTGAGATAGATAGAAAACTCTTTGATGATGTTTTTTATGATACTCCTGAGCTAAAAAGAGAGGTATCTAAAAGTAAATTATATGGAGTCGTTCCGGGTGACTGGCTCCCTAACTGGATAAAACAAGGTTACAACAACAGCATAGAGGGCATGGCTAGGCAAGTTTACGATGGAAAGCCTGTTTTTAAAGTAGACGAAGACTATGACCCGGGGATAGTAGAAGATGTTCTTGCTACAGTTATGAGCTTTGCTACCCCAACTGACGCAGCTACGTTGCTCTTAGGTGGAGGTCTTGGGGGAGCTGCGGTAAAAAAATTCGCAACTAAAAACCTAACTGCTGAGTTTGCCAGAAGACAGGCTGTTAAGTCTGGTTTAGAAAAGACAGCTGCAGCTAGACTTGTAAAACAAGCAACCCCAAAAGTAATGAACACGGCTAGAGCTAGAGCTGTTACAGGAGCAACCCAGCTGGGTTTTTATTCTGGATTAGCTTCGTCTTTAGGTCAAGAAATAACTGATGGCGACATTGATTTTGTTAAAACCTTAAAAGATTCAGCAAAAGGAGCTGCTCTTGGAGCCTTAACAGGAGCAACCGCAGTAAAGACAAACCAATACGCTGTAACAAACAATCTAACACCTAAGCAAACAGTAGCTTTGCAAAAAACAGCAGAAATAGGCGTATTTGGAACTACGCAACCCTTGTTAGAAGGAAGTCTTCCGTCTGCTCAAGATTATGTGCACGCTGCTGGAGTGATAGGAGGCTTGACTTTAAAATCAAAACTAACAAAAGGTTTATCAAAAGCTCCGGTAGACAAAATTAGACAATATGAAGCCCGTCAAGAACTTAGAAGAGCGGCAAGAAAAGAGGCAGAACAAAACGCAAGCAGAAAAAGACTGCAAGAAACTTGGACAAATGGCAAAAAAGAAGTTAAAATACTTTCTGATTGGCAAGGAGACCACGCCAGAGATACGCACATAAAAATACAAGATATCAAAACAAACGAAATAAGTCAGATAAACAGAAAAGAGTTTTTTCAAACAGGTAATTATAGAAGAGCAAAGGATAGTTTTGGAAATGATTTTGCTACAGGAATAAGAAAAAAAATATTTGGTTTAAAAAGCAAGCTAAACATAAGTGACAAAGATTTTAAAGAGATGGTAGATAGAGCTAGTGGTAAAGAATATTCACTGAAAAAAAGCGGTAAAAAAGGTAGGCAGTACAGAACAAACTATCAGGTTTTAAACAACGAAGGAAGAAACAAACTTCTTATATCACTTGAGACAAAACAAAAAACAAATCAGGTAATAAGTGACTACAATAAAAGCGGTATAGAAGTAAACAATACTACTGGTGGCTCTCTCTTAAAGCAGTCTATACCTGAAAGATTCTACAATGCAATAACAGGGAGAGTGAAAGCCGCAGCAAAAAAAGCAGAGTTTACTTATTTACCTGTCGATAAGGTCATTGACAATCCCATAGGCAGAAGAATAATTAAAACAATAAACGATTTAGACTTGACTAACGCTACCTTGTTTACAAGACTAAACGACAGACTTGCAAATGCAACATACACGGCAAGAGATGGCAAGAAATATACGTTCCAAGACTTAGCATCTCAGGAGTTAATAAAGGGCGTAAAGGGAGGTATCAAGTCTGGATTTAATAGAAAAAAACTAAGGCAGGAACTTGCTGATGATTTAGAGTCAACGAATCCAAAAGACATAAGAAATACCAAAGAAATTAGAGACGTATTAAATCTTACCTATCGAGCTTCCAAAAGAGCAGGTATAGATGTAGCGCCTTTTTTGGATAATTACTTTCCAAAAGTAATAAAACCCAAGATACTAAAGAAAATATATGACGATATAGATAGGTTTGTTACTACAGACCCTTATGGAAATGCCCAAGATACAGAGTTAAAACCTAGCATTATTAGAAACCTTGAGATAGCCATGCGCACTGGTCGCTTTTCTGACGAAACAGTCAGCGCAATAAACCACATTGTAGCGCTAAAGCTTAATCAAAGACAGCAGGGTACAGTAAGGACCAGACCATTGTCTCGCTCTGAGCAAATGGGAGAGGCTTTCCAAATACTAAAAAATCAGATTCACAGCGAAAGAGTCGTTACTAATAAAATGCTAGAGAAAGCTAGGAAAGATTTTATCTTGCCAAAAGAGTTCTACGAAAGAGATGCCGGTTTAGTTCTTACAAACTACCTATCTCAAGCTTCTAAAAGAATGTCTTACGTGAAGCACGCAGGTGCAAATGGAGAAAGAGTATTTGACAGGCTAAACGCATTACGAAAGCAACCCGGAGGAGCTAGACAGGCTGAGATTCTAGAAAAAGCTTTTAACGCACAAACCGGTCTCATTGAAACAGATTTAAAATATAACTGGAATCCAAGAGCAAAGACAATCTTAAACGAATTTGTGAATGTAAATGTTGCTACTAAAATAGGATTAGGTTTTGCTACCATCCCTAATCTTACACAAAGTTTTATTTCTACAGCACTATCACTTGGCTACGCTCCAATGTTCAAAGGTACATATAAAGCTTTAACAGATAAGAATTATAGAAGAGATATTAAAAAATATTCTGGAGCCGGTCTTCTAGAGTTGAATCAAATAATATTAGGCTTTCAACCATTAGCAAGTAGCCCTCTTTCTAAATTGGCAAACGTACTCACTACTGCCTCTGGATTCCAAGGTATCAACAAGATTAACAAACTTATATCTGCATTCTCAGCACACGAGGCTGCTTTACAGTGGCAAAGACTAGCTACTTCTAAACCGACAACAGCAAGGCAAGTTGCCAGAAGAAACTTTGCTATACAGAATTTAAGAAGGATGGGCATTACAAATCCCACTAAGAAAATTACTATAAAAAACTCAGCTAAAGCTATGTATGAGTTTTCAAGAGACGCACAGCTACAGAGAAATGTTTTAAGAGAGCCAAGCTTTTTTAACACCCCTAAGTTCCAACCCTTTTTATTATTTAAAAGGTTTGCTTATAGGCAGGCAGATTTGATAATCAGAGAAGCTAATAAGGCTTATGAACAAAAGAATATGGCTTTTTTATTTAGGCTTGGTATGGCTGGAATGTTTGGTGGTACTTTCGTGAACTGGGCTAAAGATGCCTTGACTAAACATATCATAGGTGTCAACGTATATGACGATAGCTACAGCTTTGCAATAGATGGCGTGAACTACACTACTAAAGACTTTATAGAAGGTATAGGCGCTGTAGGTGCTCTCGGTTATATATCAGATATTATAGCCTCAGAAAGTAAGTGGAGAGCCTTGGAGTTTGCTTTAAAACCTGTATTAATTAAAGACGCTGAAACATTATACACAGCTGTGCAAAAAGTATCTAAAGATATTGAAGAGATAGGCTTTAATTCAATCACAGCACAACGCTCTGCAAAATATTTTCAACCTCTTCTAGGGGCTAGTGCAAGAAGAGTATTAAGAACTTTTGAAACGCCCAAACAAAGAAGCGACTATAGGAGAACAAGACTGGGTGTCATAAAGAAAGAAATATTTGATAGTATGCTTGATGGTGACGATGCGAGAGTGAAAAGAATAATACTAAACTGGAACAACACTTTTCCAGAAAGACCTTTAACGCAGGATGACTTATCACCTTCCCAAATAAACAGATACTTAGAAAGAAAATATCTTAGAAAAGAATTAGAGTTTGAAAACAAATTACCTAAAAGAAAAAAGAGACCAATTTTTAACGAAAAACTTTATTAATAATAAGTAACTTTCATCCTGTGCATCTTGCTAGGATTCAGAGCGTAGTATTCATTCTTCTTTTGCTTCTTAAATTTAGCCTGTTCTTTCTTCTCCATTTCAAGCCAACACTTTTCTAGCGAATCTACTCTTGTTTCATAACCTGTTATCATTCCACAATGTAAATAGTTTGTAGAATTATAGCTGTCTGTCATAGGATTCCAGTTTGATTCTCCGCACATTGCGCACTTAGAATCTATCAAAGGGCATTTTATGAACAATGTTTTACTTTCTGTATTTTTTTGTAAACTTGTAGACAAAAACACCCCCTAATTTAGCTTATATGACGATAAAAATAATATTTTGATACAATATATAGCTGTGGGGGATAATGCGAAATTACCCCCGTTACAGCCTTTATTCAAGCTTTTTCTAAAAAGGGTCGTCATTACTCTTTTTATTGCCGAATTTCTCTGATGGTTCCTTAAAACTCATGTAAAAATACTCATCACCCTTCTGAGTTTTCTTTCTCCACATAGCGAACTCCATTAAGCTATCCCCAACCTTACCCTTTCCTGTGAAATCTGGTTGGTTCTCACCGCTTTTCTTTCCGTTAAAAAATACCGTAGCAGTATTTGGTTTATGTTCAAATGCCATTCTTGGCTCCTTTCGTTTGTTAATTTTTAGCGGGCTACTTTTACGCCACAGATTGTTCAAAGTTTTAGTTAGCGCCAACCAACTTTTTCTTTTGCTAATCTCCCCCGCTAAATCTTCTCTTTACTAAGCGACACTAAAAACAGATAGTGTTCTAGTGGGACCACCATAAACGGCGCTCCTCTATCTTCTCGTATCACCACGCCCACTTCTTCTTTTTCTGGCTTTACCCAAGTCGCAATAGACTTTCTTCTCTTGCATCCGTAGTAGTTACCTTCAATCTCTATGTCACCCATCTCATGTTGCGCTCCACCTCTGTCTCGATTGAAAGCCTCTAGTTTAAATTCTTTAGCTAGATTTACTGCTTGCCTTTGTAGCTCTGCTCCTCTTTGACGGTTTCTTCTTCCCCGTCTCTGATTCTCTTTTTTCTTGGTCTTCTTGTAAGTATTTTGTGAATTTTTCGACATCGCCATTCCATATTATATAGTTTTCTAAAAGGGTCCTTACCATCCGCAGTTCTTGACCTAAGCCATACACTCTTTCAAACAAGTGTGTAATCTGCTTGTCTCTGTCTTTGTTATTGGTCTTGTGTTTATTCTTCAAAGTATCTCCAACTTAATTTTTTTATCTACTTTTATACAATCTGGACAGATTTTAAAAAGTGTTTTAGATTGTGAAATATATGCGTAACCACAGTCTCTACATTTATACTCCCATTCTTTTCTATCATCCTCTGACTCAAATATAAATTTAGGATTTAGTAGTTCTTCAACCGGTAGCAGGATTAGACTAGAGCTAAAGTTATCTCCACCTTTTATATCTCTTTGTGGATGTCTCAAGTATTTACGACACATCTTCTTAAATACCTCTGTCTTTATAAAGATAGCTACGTTCTCGTTTTGCTTTTCATCTACCAGTACGTATGCAATATACTTGGCTTCTGTAACAGAGATTCCACTTGGCTTTCCATTATTGCTGTACTCTACAGCTATATTCCCTGTGTCCCAAGCTTTATAATCTTTCTTGAACTCTACAGTTTCTAGCATCTCTGCCCATTTATTTTCGGACAGCTTACCCTCCAAAAGGTTTACATCAAACCGGTAGTCTGCACCTCCCTCGTCTCTTACCTGCTTGGTAATATCTTTTAGCTGTCCTTGATTCAAGATAACTTTAATCGCTTTCATTAGTAGCCAGTGGGTTGGGACTTATTGCTTCTGAAGAACCAGAGCCAGACTCTTTGTACAAATCTAACTCTACGTGGAAACCTAATCGTTCTGCTTTTTTCGTTACCCATTCCACAAAATCCCTGACATCCGCATCTGTCATATCATCTGTTGGCTTTATCTTTAGTTTGTTCCAGTGTATCAAAACGGAACCTCCTCTATTTTCTTTTTAAGTATCGCTACTGGATAGCTTACGTTTGTGCCTTCTTTATTTATAAAGTTTTTATAACTTATTGCTACCATTACTTCTATGTTATTAAGCATACTTAACTGCAGGTATGGAAGTGATACTTTACCTCCGGTTTCTTTTTGTATGCCTAAAGTTTGGCAGAACTTTGCAAAGCCCCAGTTTCGGTTTGGCTTGAATTGATAGCCTTGTGCTTCCTTGTACCTGAAGAGACCGCTATCTTTTATCTCTGTTCCTTCGTAATCTGATTGTATTATACGATATATTGGTTTGAATACATCAGCTATGAATCCCCCGCAACGCATATCTTTCATAACCTCTATGTCGCATATCATAGCTTTGTATTCACCGGCGGGAATACGAGAGCTCGCACTACCCCCAGTTGGTATGTAGTAGGAGTCGCCGGACATTTACTTATAGGATTTTCTTATCTGTTGCATCTTATCTAAAGATGCCTGAAGATTATCCATTGTAATCTTGCCATCGGCTAACGCTTTTAAGACCTTATCTGAATCCTCTTGCTTAAGACCATCCATATCTAAATGAACCATCGCCTCTACAAACTTCTTGGTCCCCTCCTGTTCTGTCTCTAAGACTCTCTTGCATTGCTCTTTGTCCATGTATGGCTTTTTAACAACCGGTCTATCTGGCGGGCTATCCTCATCCACGCCGTTCATTACATATCCTACAAACGCTTCTATCTTTCCTATCTCAGATGGTTTCAACATCTTACCCTGTTTGTACAATTCGAGTGCAAACCCATATCGCACCTTGCCTCTATTCACCTTATCCCAATCTACCTCTTGGTCCATTTGTTTTCCCTTTCTTGTATTCCTTTTATGCCACCACCACAAGGCTCGTAAAACGAGCAATATTTAGAGTTACACTCCCAATCCTCTACTGGAGAGAACCCTTTCTCTATTGGTGGTAAGCCGTCCTTAAATAATTCTTGCACCTTTAACCAATACCTCTCTGCAATATCAATATACTTTCTTGGTACCTTTAACTCCTTGACACGTGAATTGTTCTTGTTGTAAAAGAGTAGTGCCATTTTATTTATCTTTATATTGTTTTCACGATAATAAAGCCCATAAGTTCCCAATTGAATTGCATAATTTTGCGGTGCCTCTTTACTTCCGTATCTGCCGAAGATGGATTGCCACTTGAAATCGTTACACGTTTTAATATCGTACAATGCACCATCCTTTAAAATCATAGCATCTACGAAGCTGCGTACATTCAATCGTGGAATCAGAATCTCTGTCTCAATGTGAACCTCGTACCCATTCTTCTTTGCATATCTTTCTAGTGCCTCTTGCATATCTCCGTGAACCAAGTCACCAAGTCTGAAGAGTCGCATCGTGTTAGAGTCTTTGTCTCCGGTCGGTAGCTTTTCTATCTGTGCATAGTAATGTTTACGCATACACAAACCCGCACCAGATGCGTGAAACCATTCGTCCTTACCTTCGTATCTGGCGTCATAGTTCTCGCCCTTGAGGTCCATGATGTAGTCATCGTATATTTTAAAAAGGTCTATCATCCATGTGTATAAGCATAGCTTTTATCTCTTCATCAGATATTTTCTGTATATTGCTAGGCTTGACCCTTTTTACTTTCTTGAACTTTGCCCCGATTATCATAGAATCTACTATGTATCGTACAAGACGCTCTACAATATTGAGTGCAAGTACATTCACTTGTATGCCCTCATCGTGAAACATTTTTCTAATTGCAGTTTTATTTAACAACATAATCTTTCCTAAATAATTGCTGATTCTTCCGGAATTTACACCGTTTCTTGCCATATTCAAGCAGAAATGTCATTTTGTTTATCGTCTGCCCACTTATCTAGCTCGTTCAATTCATCACGAACATGGTCAGTTATGATGCTTAGTCCCTTGTAAAGACCTGCTAAGTACATTGTATTTTCTGCGTACTGCAATGTACTATTCTTCAATAACAATTTCTTGTTAGCCTCCCGTATCCTTTTTATCTCGGCTTGTATCTGCTCTATAATCTTGTCGTAATTCGCTAACACTATTAACCTTTCTATATTATCTTACCGATAATGATTCCTATTATCATTCCTAAAATAAATTCTTTATTACGTTTACATTCATACACAAATAGTAAACATAAGTCTTTAAATATATTCATACAACTTAATCGTCCTCCGGTTCGGCATTCATTGTTTCAACAGCAATAATATGGTCAACTGACATAACAATTTGAACCGGTGGGTCTTGTTCTTTTCCGTTAATTTCGTCGCACCAAAAACTAATTATTGCAGGAGCCTTGATGCGGGTGCCAATTCTATTATCATGTAATACTTTATAACCATGATAAAAGTCTATTGAAAAAACATTTCCGTTGGTTGCAAATATTTTACCAAAATCGCCATTACGCAATCCAAAAACTGGATTGCTACTCATGTCTACTCTATCAGTATATGCATCCATTGTTATTTTGTTCCCTTCTTTTTTGTTTTTTTCTGTAGGTCGCTAATGTAATTATCTGTCAGTTTGAAGAAGTCACGTGACTCTTTATCAAAACCCTTGCCTTCTTCTTTTCGTTCCTTTATTAACGCACCTAGCAGTAAACAATAATTACGTATATCTCTAAGCCTACCTTCTATTGGTTCGTTAGATGCTTCCGTACCCTGTAATACGTAGTTCCTTACACTATCCATGTGCTTTAGTAAATACACCATCGCTACAAACTCCGGTTTACATTTGAGTCTTTCTCCAATTGATTTGAAGTTGGCAAGCTTGTCATCATCTGATACAGTATACTCGATTCCCTTCTTCTCCATCAGGTCTAGCTCTACCTTTGATTCGTTCCTAGCCCACTTAAAAAAATCCTTTACTAACATATTATCCCTTTCTTGTTTATAAATCTTAAAGGAGAGAGGGGGGAGGTGCGTGATTAAAATACCTCCCCCGCTTTATCGCAGTGCTTACCAAAGGGAAATAAAGAGGAAGCGATGAACTGACTTCCCGAAAAAAACCTTTGGCAATACAAACGTGCACTACGATATTAATCTTTCTGTTTCTGCTACGATAGCTGAGTAAACGTCATCTGGCTGTACCTCGAAGCCTTCGCACTTTATATTCTCACAGCCCATTCCTAAATCTGACTGGTCTCCAGAATCTCCGAACTCCCACCAAACCAAAGTCTCATCACACTCTGGACATTGTACTGCTGTCTTGTCTCCACCTATCATAACTCACCTATATACCTTTCTGCTACTCTTTGCAAATGTTCATGCAAGTTACTAGCGATTGCGTTATTAATTTCTATCAACTCTCCGTACCTGTAATCATCTGGCACATTGTTCATCAACCACTTTGCCCTGTCTCCTATCTTCACTAATCTGTCTGCATCTTGTGGTATTACCTCACTTACAATCTTTTCAATGCCACGCTGTCTAAATCTAAAATCTTTTAAAGCTACTTTGTGTTTATCCATCTCTGCTTTCATCAGTCTTTCTAAGTATCTAACGCTGTTCTTGTTCATGCTTCTGTCCTTAAATTTAAGAGCCCCTGTGGATTGTTCTCTTGCCTTAGTGCACCTTCAGGCAAGACCTCAGTTTTCTCTGAAGAGTCCAGACTGCCCAACACACATCTGAATACAGAGGCTCTCGTTAAAAGGGTATCAAGATAGGTTTCTAACACCCTGACAATTTCTGTCCTACTTTCAATAATGATACCCATACTCTTATAACTATTAAATTTCAATAAAGTTCCAAAATATTTTTTAGGGTATAAACTGATTATTGTTATTTGTGAAATTAACTTCAATTAATCAATACTACTTTAGTTGTGTCCATACCCTAAGCCTCATCCTAGAATATACTCAACGTAGTTCCTATTGTAAACTCCGAGCGTTATCAACCTTTTAACCCATATTCTGTCTGCCATTGTACTATCTATCTCTCCATCTTGATAAAAGTTTTCTGGTGCCCATTGAGGTTGTAGAATAATTTCTATCTGCTCATCGTTTAATTTGTTAACATCATATCCGAACTCATCGAATATCTTTTTTTCGTAATCTCCTAACGATTCTTTTACGTTCATCTTTATTACCCTTTCTATTTATATTACAGAATCTCGGCGAAACATGGAGTGTACTTGCCAACGTAGGAACCGGCTACATTGTAGTAGAAGTGGTCATACGCATCTTCCTCTGATATTTCATGCTTCTCCATTAGTATCTCAATACATTTGTTCTTGTCATACAGAACTACTGCTTCGTGTCCGTGCCTCTCTACGATTCCCAAAATAGCATCTCCAAATCCGTTTGCTACCATACAATCTGGGTAGTTCTCTGCAATAAAAGTTTTCTTATCTTCCGCATTCATTTATAAAGTCCTCTATTTTTCTTTCCATACATATCTGATAAAACATTCTGTTAGTCTCCTTCGCTGTTTTTATTTGGTGGCAATTCGCACATAACACCCTGCATTTCTTTGCCTCTTTCTCTAACTCTTCAATCGTTACTTTGTTCCGAAAAAGATTTGCCATGTTATCCGTCTTAATATATTTGCTCTTGTGGTCGAACTGCAAAGCCAATGGATTGCTCTCGCCACATACTACGCACTGCCTGTCTAATAAATAATCGTACTTCCACTCGTATCTTTCACGCAAACCAAGATTATATTCATCAACTTTCTTCTTCCATTTATATCGCTTATTTCGAGCTAAAATCTTTTCTTTAGCCCCAAGTACCAAATGATAATTAATCGTTGATTTAGAGCATCTTAAGAGCTTAGAAATGGCATTGTAGCTATATCCCTCGCCCCGTAGCTGATGTATCTTTTCACGTAGCATTTATATTTCCTAATGTGCCGGTATCATGTACCATAATATAAATAGTGGCATGACAAAATGTCCAATACAATAATATGACCTTCTAAATCTTATCATCTTGCAAAGTTAAGCCATTCGAGCTTAGTGCCTATAAAGAATCTTCTTTTCTTTCTATGCTTACCTAAGTCCCATATCCTTAAATCGTAACCGTAAGGGTTTTGCTTTAATGCTTTCTTTGCCTCACGTAACGTCTGGTAATACTTTTTCATCATCCCACCTTACTTTTATATTTATCATACTCAGCATTTCTTTCTTTCTCTGTGCTAAACCACTCAACACCTACAATATCTTCATCTAAATAATAATATATACCAAAAGGTTTATTATGGTCTATCATTCTTCTAACTTTAAGAGTAGCCTCGTTTTCCCAAAAAACTTTTTCGCATCTCTCCATTTTATAACTCCTCGTAGTCCATCCATATCATAGAATCTGGATTGATTATAGCCTCTGACTCTTGTCTGGCATTTGTGAAGTACAATATGTTTTCCTTATCTATCTCGCCTTTCATAATGTATGGCGTACCTCCTAATCTACTGAATCGTAGGGCGAACATCTTTGCCACCTCCTCATTGGTTGTCCATGACGCCCCGAGTTGTGTGTCAAACTTCTCCTTCGCTAGTATGCCTCTGTAAAGCATGACCTCATCGGGTAGCTTGTCGTACATCTCTTGCGATTCTTCGTCTGTCTTTTGCTCTACCTCGCTGAAGAAGCCCATCACCGCATCCCAACTCTTGAATATGTTTAGGGGAAACTCTGCGTCAACGTAGGCATCTATCCCCTTCTGTGCTAGTTCTCTGTTCATCTGTTGTCCTTTCTTTTCTTCTTTAACTCGGGAATACCTCAAAGGTTCCCCAGTTTTTTTACAACTCCGAATTAACATTGCAATATTTCTCGCCACTCTCCTTGAAGTACCGTTGAACTTCCTTACCAAAGCAGTAGTCTGCGTAGTACTCAACGTCTTGACTTACCCACTCTGATTTGTAGTCCTCAATATGCTTAGACATATATTTGTGTAATTTCTCATTGTTATAGTAAGGCTCTTCTTCGAAAAACTTTTCTAGAATCGGTAGCCTATCTCCTAAGTCATTCTTTATAGACTCCATTCGGTTCTTGAATGTATCATCATCACAGATTGTGTAATCTATACGTGTCTCATAACCTCCGAACTTTTCTGGAGTATCTGAGGATTGTACGCCGAACCACCATTTACCCTCTACGTCTCCATTGTAGAATCTGCCCATCATTCCACCTCGCTTTCTGAACAAGCATCGCAGTAGTGAATCTCATCGTCTTGCTCGTCCTCTGTCCAACCCCAATCGTTGATTAAGGTCTTGGTTGTTTCTTTCCAACAATAGAAGCCATCTTCATCGCCGTAACTTCTATATCTTATCTCCATGTCAATCTTAATTGACTCGTTGCATCCCGTGCCGTCGCATCCGTACTCTTGTTGTGGTGTGTACATCGCCATGTTTGTTTCCTCTCTTTATTTATTATACGCTTAAGTTTAATTAAAGTTCCAAACTTTTTTATTTTATGGTGTTCAATTCTTTTTCCCAGAAAGAATCTTGTTCTATTTTTTCGATAGGCTTTCCGTAAAAATGTGAATTGAAATAGTTCCCTAGTTCATACATATTCCAATCTTTTTTATTACGCATCCAGCTTTGCAATAATGTTTCGATAAATTTTTGTCGCTCTTCATCGTCCATTTCATAAGCTACAAATCTAGATAGCACATACATAAACCAATCTTTACTTATTTTTGTGTTCATCTTTTTCCCTTTGTTTTTGTTTTACAAATCTTCTAGGACGGGCAAAGATTGAATCGATTAAACCATTTCCTGTTCATCTTTCCCTTGCGGGCAATCATCTTTCACGGGCTTAAGTTTAATGAGTGTCCCCCTTCTTAGGTTCTGCCCACAGATAGTAAACTCTATCTACACTCGTGTTGTACCGAATCGACCCAGTAGGTTGTCAGTATCACACCCGTCCCAATTTTTAAATATCTTTTTCTTTTATACGCATCAATTATCTATTTGTTCCAAACTTTTTTTACTCTCTATAAACTCATAGTCGCCAACTACCAACCAACTCAAAGCATCGTTAATCATCTCCTTGTCAATGCTTTTCTTATGTGGTTTGTTCCAATCTTTATGATGGACTTTCCCCTCTGCTAGTTGTTCCCAATCTATTTCACAATCTGTACAGATTCTGTCTTGGTAGTAACTTGTCACAAAGTGTTCTTCATTGTGGTGTATAGTTGCCACCCCTCCATCGTCTGTTCGTATTGTGATATCATCCTTATCTTCTGTAATAATCTCGTAAAAGATTTTTTCTTTCATAGTTCATCTCTCTTTCTGTAGTTTATTTTTATTTCACAATCTGTATTATATTGTGCATTCTTCTAATACTTTTTCTTCAAAGATTGATTCTTTCTCTCCGTAGAATAGCATATCATCTAACCACTGCACCCAATCCTCGGTGGTGTCTAGCTCTCGAACTGCACCATCAAACCAATCTTTATATCTGTATTCTATCCGTCCGTCACGATAGAAATTTATTTCATCACTTGGACCACCCCACGAAAGCTGATACCTAAAGTACCCTTCGTCTTGATTGTCAAATGTATCCTTCTCTACATAATCAAAGCATAATCCGTAGCTCTCCCACAATCCTAAATCTTCTACTGCATCTTCCCAGATATCGTCAACCTCCATATACTTTCTAATATCGTTGGCTACTTTTTTTAGCTCGCCATCTATTAATTGTTCGCAAGTTTTTTGTTGTTCATCCATTTTTGTTTCCTCTCGTTTTTACTTTATACGTTTTATTATTTTAAAAGTTCCCAATTATTTTATTATTTTATATTCTGATTTATTTAATAGAATATCTCCACAAAATACCAAGCCCTTCTTTTTGTAATCTGGTTGATTGTGAGCAATCACTGCATTGTATACTTTGTTTTTATCTAGTTTAATAACGGGGTAAGTTCCTAGTAATCTGTAATTTTCTTTTGGTTGTATTTTCATTGTATAACCTTTCTTATATTATGTAATCTAAATTTATAGGGGGCTAAGGAAAGGAAACCCTAACCCCCCTTTTACCCTTAACTAATCTTTTTTATTGTACTTTTCATTTAGTCTCTGTCTTCTAGCTTGCAAGGTTCTAATTTGCAAATCAAGCTCTCTATCTTCTTTTTCAAAATCCACTCTCTTTCTTATGTTCTTTTTCAAATACATTTGGTAAAAATCCCAAGTGTAGGATGAGCCTCGATAGTCTGCAAGGTCCTCACTTTCTACACTTTCTGCAGTCTGTATAATATCTTCTATAAGGGCTTGAACGTTTGCTTCGCTTACTTCTACTTCTCTTTCTTCTGATATATTAAAAATCATTTTAAAAATTCCTTTGCGTTTGTTGTATTGTATACAAGATAAATAAAAAAAAGTTCCAAAATAAATAAAATAATTCATTTGTCGGGGGTAGATTCGGGTATCTTATTTTCGCCAATATTAATATATTATAATATTAATACTAATATATATAATATAAATAAAAGATATAATATTAATATATTACCTATGAGCCCCTTATATTGTACAATCTGGCTAGTTACGTGAATTATATTAATAAAATAGTAGCTACGTGAATATTCTATAATAAAAATAGATTTCACAATGCGTCTAGTATTTACGTGAATGTTATATTATAAAATATCTACGTGAATTACCTACGTGAATGGATTATATAAAAAAATATTAAAAAAAAGAAAACCCCCGATTTCTCGGGGGCTGTCCTTATCTAGTCTTGAGTCTGGTATTCATAACTTTCTTCTAGCATCTTAAATATCAGCTCTTTAACAGCTACATCCTTTATCCAGTTCATCCTGTGAAACTTACCATTTTTAGTCATTTCAACTATTTTTATGGTATTGGTTACAGAAGACATAACATACTCTATAATGTAGACTTCATTGTCCATTTCGATAGTTTGTGTAAGGGTCATTTTATTCTCTTCTTTCTGGGGGGCTTGCGCCCCCCTTAGTTTAGTTATATTATGAAACGTAGGCTTTTTCTCCAAAGTCAAGCATACCATCCACAAAGTGAGCATTATTGTCAAATACAGCCTTAGTTATCTTATCCTTGTGCCATAGGGTATTAGTACCCGCTTGCATAAGGTCCCATAAGCGTCCATCCTTGTATTCAGGCTTATTGTGAAACTTATCTAAGATTTCACCGTAGCGTAGCGCTGGTAGCTTATTGATATGGTTTTTCCTGATGTCTGTCAGGGCTTCCATAGTCAAGGGGGCTTGTAGTTTACCGCAAGCATTTGCAAAGCTGTCCAGTCTTCTAACAATACCCTCACCCCTGAGAGTGGCAGTAGCTGTCATAATCTCCTGTTGCCAGTCAACATTAGACATAGTGTGAGCAAATGATTTGCCAATACCGTGTCTAGCTGACAGCATACCATTCTTACAGACTTGAATCATAAAGTCAATACGCCAGCCAGCTGGTGAGCTTTGGTCATAACTGTTAATCTCGGTAAATGTCAAATAAGCAACATCACCATTATTAAGTTCTCTTTGAATAGATTGAGTCCTGAAGACATTCTTGTAACGTTTACCGTCAAAGAATATCCTGTCATGTTCCCAGTCTAAGCCAGATTCATCTCTAATAATATTGCATTTATCATTGATAGCTTTATTCTTGATTAACAAATATTTAGGGCTTACAATTCCAGCCTCTAAATATTGTCCAGTATCTCTTTTAACTCTCACGTTACGGGCTCCGCTTTGAAAGCCGTCCGCATTCTCTAAAGGTAGAACATCAATCTCACAAAATGGGTCAAATGTACCGCCATTAACATTTTGTGGAATGTCAACAGAATCTACAACAACAGCCTCTTTTGTAATGTTTGCTGGTTGTACGATTGGTTGAACTGGTATAATACCATTAGATTGTGAAATACCGTTAGATTGTGCACCGTTCATCATTTGTGCGTATTCATCATATTGGTTCATGTGAACCTCCTATTGTTTATTATTAAGGGTTGAGAATAGTCACGGGTTGCATTCGAGAGACTTAGACCCGCTAACGCCCTCTATACGCTTACAGGCATTGGTATAGTAGATTCACCAAGGGC